CACCTTCGACACGAACTTCAAACGAACCAGTAGAAACATCAGCCGTAAAACGACACTCGATGTGTTGCCACGCATTCGTCACAATAGTATTCAATGCCGAAGTACCTATAATCGTACCAGTTCGTCCAGTACCAGTCTTAACAAGAAGACGGCCAGAGCTATCAGTCGTAATCGAAACCTGAGCGGCACCGCCGACGTTATTCAACTGGATCGACCAAGACGTATTCTGAAGTACCGTCTTCCATTGACGAAAGGCAAATCCTACGGTTGCCTGCTCGGAGGGAAGAACTTTACGAAGTTTAATAGCGTCTTGAGTAAAATCGTCATATCGAATACAACGGCCAGTGACATTGGGATCAGGGTCTTCAGGAAGTTCGATACCCGAGACTATTGAATATACACCATCACTAAGTCTTGCGACTTGATCCCCGTAAAGGCCTTGCGACCCGCTGGGAATATCCATCCATACAACTGCCATTACAAATGCCTTTTCTGCTCTTGAATAGCGCGTCTAATTCGCTCTTCAATACTATTATTTGAGATTCTTTGAGGACCATTACCAGTAATGGCGTAAACAATTCCGTCTTGATCGGTCACAACTGCTGTATCTTTAATAGCCTGATCAGAACCTTCCCAGACTCCTCTGTCAAAGACGACACCCTGAGTACGGGCAAACGGAGGATCGACACCACCAGTAGGATACCAGACTTCGGTACTATTTGTACCGAGAAGCCAGAATTTATCACCGATTACACGGACAGAGATCAGAGGATCGGGGGCACGCTCAGCCGTGGCAAAATTCAAAGGATTGATAATCGTCTCTCCCGGTTCAATCCAGAAGAAACGACCGTTAACTCCTTGACCTTGGGCACAGACGCAGATAACAAAACCTGCGATATAGCCAACAGAGACGATACCAAGATCATCTGGGACAGCTACTTGCGTAATAGTCGATCCATCATATACCCAAAGGATTCGTCCATCAGCGATGAAGAGATACTCAGGAGTAGCCCCGATACGAGACGTAGCTGCCATAGACGGATTAGCTCGTAGGCTGGAACCAAAGATTCCGCCACCAATGCTCGTTACAGTTTCATCAATATCAACCCTGTAAAGTACGTCATAGGAGACGACAAAGAGGGCGTCATTAAATGAACCCGGCTGAGAATAGGTTGCTCTGATCGGGCCTTCACCAACAGAAAGATATCTTTTCATAGAAGGTCGTGACAGAAGTGCCACTTGTTCTTCTAGATTAGTCGGATTCTCTTCGAAGTACCGATTGTGGATAGGGATTTCTGGTTCGTCAGAAAGGCTTCGCCTCCAATCAGATTCACCTAGAGGAACACTTACCATCTATAACCTCCCCACATCATTGCGTATCCGCTATTGAAGAGAGAGTTACCGAGACGGGTGTCATCAAAATACTGTTCCTGATTACCCTTGGTTCTAATAAGACCAAGTTCAGAGAACATGACAGCAACCTGCTGATAACGGGCACCGAACTGACGGAACGATCTCTGATACGCCTGAACCGACTGAGGGTCTACCTCTACGGCATGACGAGGATTGAGTCGCATCGCGAGACCGATGATGAACATGTCATCAAATTCCGGGGGAAATGGGAATGTATCGCTAATGAGTAGCGGAGTAACAATTGCCCAATCTCCGGTATCCTGACGATACATGAACGTCATATTGGCACCATTGGTATTAATTACAAGATTCTGGTCATTGTCAATCGTCCTACCATTACCTTCAATAGTAAGATTAAATGATGCGAGATTGCCAGACTTATCTTGAATACCGAAACGCTGACCATCTTGAGGATTAGGATCAAGCCAGACAGTCTGTGGTTCCGTAAGATTGAGTACCATGCGGACATTCTGAGGGACGAACCAATCAGTCTGATCCGGTACCTGATCGTACCAAGGAAAACCTTGCGGTCGGTCGATATTATTTCTACCGATTACAATAGGCTGGAGTTGATCTCCTGCTTCGTTACCGTAGACAGACGAGACGAGCCGGTTGAGAAACCGCAGACCCTCTTCGATCTCGTCTGCCGTCGGGTCAGCAGAAATAGCAATAAGATTAGATTCCCGATATGCATCGCGAATGATTTCAGAAACGAGGGTCATTAATTACTCCTTACGGGCTGGCGATAAAGAAGACATCAATCCTAGTTCGGACTGGCTGTTCGTTAGTCACTCTTACATAAAAACTTTCTGCAACAGCGACGTCACACCAGAACTCTTCACAATCGACTTTATAACCGATAACGGATAGATCAGGATCAGAACCAGATGAAGTTACGAAGAAGGCGTGGTTAGGGGTGTTGCTGCGGATTTTAATAAAATTAACACCAGCAGCAGTTACCTTGACCCAGCCATCAGACGGGGTAGGGTAAAAATTATCAGTTGCCACTAGAGTTCTCCTTAGGAAATGATACCACGAGTTCGGAGATCATCAGTGAGTGCCTTAAATGCCTGAGATACATCAGCAGTCGCAGTAGCGATACCCTGAACCTCGGCTTCGACATACGCTGCTGAAATATCCGGAGCAGTGTACGCAGCCTTCGTAGTACGAGTTGCAGTACCAGTCCAAGCGGCAACGCTAGAAATAGCAGTCGAGGCAAGACCTTCACCGAGGAATCGAGTCAGCTTTGCAACGAACCAAGGGCGAGGCCCAACAATATTATAAGCCATTATTTGTCTCCATTTATAGACAGAAAAAGCCGAGGGTATCGTTGAGGGACCCCCGGCTATTAGTTATTAGCTGCCGTTGATCCGGACAACCTCGGAACGACCGTTGGCACGGACGTTTGCAGTCAGAGCGACGTCGAAACGGATACGATGCTCACCAGTAGCGAACACCGAGTCCTGCCACATACGGACCGAGAGAGGAACCTTGGTCAGGCTCTTCCGCGATGCCGTACCCGTCGCAGGCATGATGAGATCAGCCGTATTGACGATAACAGCACTCTTCTTCAGCACCGCACGCGGATGGAAGACAGTGCTCGGCGCACCCTTGAAGTTGACAGCAGCAGTATTACCCGCAGCCTGAGCAACAGTCTGGTTGGCACCGCTCGTGATAATCGCCGGGAAGACGCGAGGAGCGACAACACCACCGACAGCGGTCCAGTCACCAATAACCCGGAATTCCTGAAGATGCTCAAGAGCCTTCTTCGAGCGATTGTCGTAAGCGAAGACGCCAGCAATCGTAAAGGTTTCACCGTCCTTGATCGTTTCAGTACCCGAACCAATATCCATATTCAGAATCTGGCTCTTATACTGTCCCGGACCACCCGAGATGGCAACCGAGGCGTAAGTCGTGGCCGAGTCAGCCGTACCTGCGGTCAGAGCCGAGGTCTGGAGACGAGTACCAGTCGTGAGCGCCGGAAGCTGCTGAGTGAACAGCGTCGGAATACCGGCAACCTTACCGGTGAAGCTTTCGCGGTAGATACCGTCACCGATACCAGACAGCGAGGCGTTATCGCTAACGATGGCGTCACCAAGGGCCTGCTTATCACCATAGGTGAGAACGGCACGGAGATCGGCATCATCGACACCCTCTTCCTTCAGACGAGTATAAGCCGAAGCGATATCGTCGTAGGTAGCAACAGCTGAGTTACCATCACCGAGCCAGTTATTCGAGACGTTGGTCGTGAAACCAAGGATGTAGGCATCGATTACTTCGGCAAGGTTGATAGCGGCATTCTTAAGAGCTTCGCTCTCACGGGCGGCGCCGAGATCACGAATCTTAACGAAGTCACCCCAGCCCATGCTCGACCCGAATACCTCGGTGAGCTTGTACTGTTCCGAACCGAAGACAGTGTCTTGGACACCGGCAGTGAGATCGGCAACACTCGAAGAGTTGCGGGTAACGTTATAGCGAGGACCAACCTGCTCGACCACGGTCAGAGCGTTCGTGTCCTGCATCTCGCCATCGAACTTGCGCCAAGTCACAAGGTCCTTAGAGACGAGGTTATTTTGAAAGATCGCAGCAAACGAATTAAGGACGAGTTTTGCCTGATCTACAGTCACAGTAGCCATATGAGACTATTTCCTTTCATTATGAGTTATTTCCGCCCTTTCTTTGGGAAGAATACGTTCTCGAAAGCATCGAGATCGTCAGTATCACCGGGAATTTCCGAAACTGCTACAGCACTGCCACGATTGGCAGGCGGAGGCGTCGGAGCCTGAGATACCTTAGGACGTGCCTTTTGTTTCTCCGCGCTAGCATCAGCGAACTTCGACTCGATACGACCAAGAGCAATGGTAGCCTTAAGGGCACCACTATTCACAATCGTCTTAGCTTCGTCGGGATTGTTAGCGAGGTAATAGAGAACATCGGGACCAAACTCCATCTGCATCAGAGTAGTCGCAAGGTATTCGCCGTAGGCTTGGTCAAGACCAGAGAAGGATTCGAGGAGTTCCTCGCCTTTCTCGTGGAGATCAGGGTAACGCTCCTGTGCGGAACCAAGCTTTTCATTCCAGTTCGACTGAAGCTCAGCCAAACCGTCCTTCTTTTCCTGCTCTTCTGACTTCGCCTTCGTCTGTGCTTCAAAAGCCTTGAGACGTAGATCGAGTTCATAGTCGAGCATATCCTTCATGTAAGCGGGGTCGAATTCACCCAGAGGGTATCTATCGGTTCCGTCTTCATTAAGATCAGTCGAAGAAGGGGCGACCCTAGCTTCCTCTTTAACAGGAGAAGGGGTCTTTTCTTTCTCTTCGAGCCTACTCCGAAGTTCAGCGAGCTGACGTTCAGTCTCACGATACTTCTTGTTAAGCTCTTCGATACGTTCCTGAGCACGACTCTTTTTTACTGGTTTCGGCTCTTCAGCCTCTTCAGAATCTTCATCGTCCTCATCATCTTCGAGGGTATCAGCCTCGTCATGAGTATCTTCTTCGGTGGCGTCGCTTTCCTCTACGACTTCTTCGGTCTCTTCTGAACTGGCCGGTTCAGGCTGTGCCTCGCTCTGGCCAAAGAGCTGTGCACTAAAGACATCGAGATCGTCGGTAATAGGCTCGACGGAGTTATTTTCTGTACTCATAAGTAAGGTTTGATCGGTCCTTTAACCGTTTGCGCTTTGCTTAGTTGGCGACTTTTTATTGCTGTCAGCAGCGCTTTTAGCAGCAATAGTCGATTTCTTGATCTCATAGTCCTGATCTGATTTTCTATCTTCACGGGCATGAGATCGGTCAGAATCCTCGCGACGCATATCTTGCTCGTCGAGGTCCTTCGATCCAGAGAGGATCATACCGATGGCATCCATACTCTGCTGCTGAAGATCAACTTCATGGTCAGACAGGGCTTGAATACGTTTAGTTTCTGCGTTATAGGCATCAATCTCAAGCTTCTTAAAGTCGATAGTTTTATCGGACTTCAGTTCCTGATTTTCGATACCAAGTTTCTGGAGTTCCTGCTGCATCATCTGCAACTGCTCCGGAGTAACACCGAGACCGCCCTCTTCACCTTCTTCAAGGAATTGAGGTGGAATAGTCTTCTTGAGACGTTCGGAAAGCTTATCAGCACCGGGCCAATCCTGTGCCTTGGCGACTAGGTCGCCTGCGACAGTCATTAGCTGCGGCCATACCTGAATAGCATCCATCATAGCTTGGGCGGCTTCGACACGACGAGTAGTATAACTCGTGCCAGTCGAGAGGGCGACATCAAACATACCGACAGAGAGATCGACTGCGTTCGGGTCCATTGGATCGTTGATCCTAATGAACTTCTGGGCCTCGTCTTCTCCGATACCACGAATGACTCGGGTACCGTCATAAATCTGAGGGATGAGCTGATTGATTACGTCACCAGCTTCTAGAACAGAGGCGTTACCGTTGTCGTGGAACGTGAGATTGGCGATATCGCCTTCACGCTGACGAGCCATGATGGCACGACCGCTGGTCTCGTTGGACCGGATACCAAGAGAGGCGTCATGGATACCCGTGACGTCCTTCATATCCTGTGCGTTGTTCTGTGCTTCGTTAAGAATCGCAGCCTGAGGAGCCGGAGGATCGAGACGTTGAATGTCACGACCGATCTCAGTTCCCTCATTGACGACAAGAAGAGGATCACGAGTGAGGTGAGCCTTTCTGATCTTATCTTCACGACCTTCGACAGCCGTCTCAGTAGCAATCCACTGTGCCTTAGGGGCATAACCAAGCTGTTCTGCAGCGATAGAGCGCCAGAAATTCTTCAGTCGGGCAGCATCTTTCATGAACCGGACGAGACCATAGCGAACACGACGACCACCGATGTTGGTGACACGACCAGACATACGAATGATCGGAAGTCGATTCAGTCGGTACTCGTAAGGACCTGAGAGAATGGCGTGACCAGTTACGAGATGCATCTGGGCGTAGGAACACCAAGCGAGTCGAGTCTTAATTGGGGCACCGTTATCAAGAATAATCTGATCGGTGTTCTCGCCGTTAAGCTCGAAGACCTTACCATTTTCGAAAAGACCCATGATCCGTTTACGCTGGATTAGTCTCCAATACTCAGTGACCCGATAGCTTTCGTCATCGACCCAGCCAGTAAGACTGATCTTATCCATGAGGTTATCATTGGCAAGCATGTCGGGATCGGCTTCAGGCCACTTCTGATGGAACTCCTTCTTCGGGATTCTATCATCTACAAAGACACGCTTTGCGTCACGACCAGTGGGATCGACTGAGTATCTGTCCCAGACTACAGCAAGTGCATCTTCAATCGGTCGGATAAATATATCCTGATCGAAGACATCATCTCGGGCATACTCTACAGCGATACGGAATGCACCATCACCACACTGGACGAGTGATTCGAACGAACTGTCATATACCCTGTCGGCACGAGAATGCATCTCGATAGCACGGATTAGGTCGCCACGGATAGAGGCAACATCTACGTCTTCGTCATTCGAAGGGACGACTTTAATCGCCTTCCGACTCTCTCGCCAGTCACCGACAAGCTGTGCCGTGAATTGAGGAATGTTGTTGATTACGAGGTTAGGAAGACCCTTCCTCTGTTCGAGGACTACAGGGTCCCACTGTTCACCAGCGGCAAACTTCTTGTCATCGAGTGCGGCGTCACGGTTATGACGGTCGAAATCTATATCTGCCTGATGGTTCTCACGCATGTCTTGGAGAAAATCTTCTACAGATTTAAATCCCTCCGGGATGTATTTCTTATCGACAACCCCTTCAATCGGGAGGACATCGATGACAGAACCATCCTTTTTTACTTCAGGCTTTTTTGCCATCAAATCATCCACCTTTGTTGGTTATCGTCATAATAGTTACCGGGGTCCCAATCGACATAGTTGTGATCACGAGAATCGCGAGTAGGATTTGTCTTACGGGCACGGCCAACCATCTTGTCAAAGAGTTCAGTCAATCCCCAGACGAGGGCATCAACTCTGTCAGGCGAACCTTCAGAGCTGTTACGTACGACGTCTACAGAGAATGAGCACATCTGATCTTCGAGGAGATCGAACATTCCGACGTGATGGACACGACCCTGTTCATAGAGAGCTGAGATAGGCTCTGCGCGGACGACCTTACCACGCGATGCGTGTACAAGCTTGACAGGAACAGATCGATCAGCAGTCTTGAGGACATGCTCTACCATTTCACCGCCGTTGTTCTTCTCGGCAACGATCTTGTCGGCACTCCACTTCCGATACATACGGACAGCCATCTTTCCCCAATCTTCGGGACGGCCACGAACAGTGGCATCTTCGAGGACGTAGCCTCGGGCGTATCCGTCTTTATCACGAGCAAGACCGACAACTACGATTCCGTGTTCGTCACTTCCTTCCTCAGAACTTGCTGCTGGATCAACGGCAACGATTACTCGTTCGAGGTCTTTTGGCAATTCGTCTTCGGGGATTCTTGCTTCTTCGATCATGTCTGGTGACCAGAGTGCACCGGGAATATCTTCTAGGATTTCGCCTTCAAGTTCTTGACGACCGAAGCGAGTATTTGCGTACCTGTCGTACATTTCCTCGACAGCAACTTCTGCCAGATTAGCGAGATTATCTTTCGTAGCACCCTTGGTGACAGCAGTCGAGGGGTGGGCATACAGCTTTTTGATCAGCTTCTTCGGCTGAGGAGTCGTCGTAACTAGAACCTGAGGTTTAGTCCCGAGACGGAGACCGAAGAGAAGCTGATCCCAGACCTCTTGAATATATCGATACTTGGCAAGCTCGTCTACCCAAGCGAAGTGATGCTGAGGACCACGGAGCTGGTCAGGCTCGGTCGCGTTATACGTCCATGCCCGGCTTCCATTAGGCCAAGTCAGACAACGATTGGTCGGAGACCAGCTATCATCTGAGAGAGTGGGATCGACAGATAGGAGACCGGAGTCGCCTTTGATCATGACGTCTCGACAATCTGCTGCGGTTTCACCGATGAGGGCGATACGACAACCGGGGTGTTCATTCGCCATCTTCCTGATCCATTCGGCTCCGGTTCGGGTCTTGCCCCAACCTCGGCCTGCCATGATCATCCAGACGAACCAGTCCCAATCAGGGGCGTGTTGGTTTGGTCGGCCCCAGAAGTTCCAGTCATGACTCAGTTTCGCCTTCTCGGCTTCGCTTAGGGAATTGAGCAACTCCTGTTGCTCCTCCAGTGGCAGCGAGGCGAGAAAGCTTGCTGGTGAAATCTGCGGCTCGTTCATTAATCTTCTGTTCCATTTGAATGGCCTCACCATCAGGACCACTGATTTCCTGACGATCCTTGAAGAGACCGAGGGATTTACCGAGGAGTTCGAGAGAGCGGATACGGTCGGTGTCTTTTTCAGACTCTTCGACGATATCGACGAGTTTCTCGATTACATATTCTGCGGTGAGTTCTAGTTTCTTCTGTCGATCTTCGAATCTCCGATTGATCTCGGCAGAGACGAGGGGATGATTCATGAGTTCGACTGCGATACGGTTTTCATTACCGGGTTTGTGCTTGTATCCGGCGAGGCGGACAGATTCAGAACCCTTTTTGAAACCGGTAGAATCGGGGTTGGTGTAGTGATCGACAAAGAGAGTCATCTTGCCGGAGAGCTTGGCACCACGCCCTTTCTTTGGGATGTCACTCCCTTCTTTAAGATAAGTCAAATGTTTAATCTCCTACCTTCCTATAAGTATTATACCACATTTTAAT